AAAAATATAACAATATATAAATTCAAATCATAATTTTTCAATTTTCAACTTCCTAGTGCCTTTTTTTGGATTTAATTTTGCTCTCTTTTTACAGTTAAATGTAAATATTTTTATATTTTTTTTAGTAATCACACTATTCTTACAAATACCAATTGCTCTACCTTCGCCTTCGCCTTCGCCTTCGCCTTCACTTTTGCTTTTTTTGCTTTTTTTGCTTTTTTTGCTTTTACTGTTACCGTTACCTTGAACTTTTTTAATACATCTACACAATTTTTTAGCTAATATAGAATGAACTTTATTTTTTATAGCATCATTTGTCAATGTTGAATAGTCAATATCATAATAGTTTAAAATATTTTTATAATCTTTAATTGTCATTTTATGAAAATTGCTCATTTTATTTTGTTTATTATTACGTAAATGCATTTTGGTGATTGTATACTATAATAATTATATATATAATATTATATGTTTAAAAATATCATTAATCGCGCAATGAGTATAAATAAAATAATAGGTATAAACCGATATTTGTTTTTTTCAATTATAGCATTGATATTAATCTTAATTTACACGCGTAATAATATATCACTCTATATTAACAGAATACTAACGACTATGAAGGTTATAAAAAGTAACAAACCATATAAAGTGGTTGTATTTGATTTAGATGAGACACTTGGTTATTTCACCGAAGTATCTATTTTTTGGGATGCATTAGAAGATTTTTATGGGAAGAAATTATCCAATGATTCTTTTTTTGAAGTATTAGACGTGTTCCCTGAGTTTTTTCGCCCAGAAATATTCAGGACATTAAATATGATTAATAATAAAAAGAAACGAAAAATATGTGATGAAAGTTATATATACACTAATAATCAAGGTCCGAAAAGTTGGACGAAAATGATAAACGATTATTTTAATTATAAACTGGGGTATAAAGCGTTTAATGGTATTATTGGTGCCTATAAAGTTCAAGGCAAAATCGTAGAACCAAAGCGCACGAGTCATGAAAAATCCGTTAAAGATTTAATTAGTTGTACGAATATTCCTGAAACATCTGAAATATGCTTTATAGATGATTTATATCATCCCTTGATGGATAAAGAAAATGTCAAATATATCCACATTAAACCATACAAGTATAATTTAAGCTTTAATGATATGGCAAACAGATATTATGATAGAGTAATATTGAAAAATAAACGCACTACGTTAAATAACAAACGGATTATCCGAGATGACTTTGTAACACAAATAATATCATTTATGAGGCGATATAATTACAATGTAATAAAAAAAACAGAGGAAAAACAAAGACTTGACATTGTTGAAAGTAAAGGGTTGTATACAAATTTAGAGAGTTTTTTAAAATTAAACAAACCGATTAATACGCGAAGAAAAAATATGAGAAAAAATAAAACATTAAAACATTAATTACCGATATAATGATATATAAATGATATATAAATGATATATAAATGATATATAAATGATATAATAATGTTAATCATTTATATACATAAATGGAACGTATAAAACCTGGAAATCAAAGAACGGAAGAATTAAATTCGCGAATCAATCAACGTAATATTCCCAGTCAACAATTACAATCTAGTTTTGGTATTCGGCCTGTTTCAACAAAATATGCATCGATGCCGCTTATTGACCGACGTGAAATACCAACAGTTCCCATAGTAAAACGCCCTTCTTACAGCGTGGACCAAATGTTTAATCCCGGAAATGCACAAGGTCCGTGGAGCGGTTTTGCAAATAATGTGAATAAAGAATCGCAATTACGTAACCAATTTTTTGCTCTTCAACGTGGTGCAGGACAAGGTGTTTATATTCCGTCAAAAGATAGTGATATGTATGAACCTAAAATTAAACCAACAAATGATACAAGTGTTCAACAACAGTTCCCTTATCTCTTTGAAAAACAGTCATTTGAACCGTTTCATCCCTGTCCTGAAAATATGGGAATAAATATGTTTGATAATTGCACACGTCAACAAGTAAAGGAACTATAGTATATTAAATATGTAAAATATGTAAATTTTATAGCATTAAGAATTATAATAACGATACATTATGTAATTTATTTATTATATAATGTAAAATGGAGAACATTAATAATGAAAATGTAAAGGATGTCTCTGAAAATGACGCGACTGAAAATGTAAATAATGAAAAAGTAACATTACTTCATATACATTCTGATGTAGGAACAAATGCAACCTTAAATTTTTTCACCAAACCATCTTATTTAAGTAAATTAAAAAAAAAATACACAAATAGTAAAGATGAAAATACTGGTTTGAAGGATAACGAAAGCATTAAATTTTATAAAAAACGGATTGTATCTCTCTTTAAGGATTTATTAAAGGGTGATGAACCAGAACACTGTAATGATGAATTAAAATATATATGTCATTTATTCGCAACCCATTCAATCAAGTATTTTGAATCGATTGATAAACAGGACATTATTCAGCAGGAACATACAATAATAAATGGCGAAGAAATGACAAATGATATACATAATGATAATTTAGATATAATAGAAACTCATAATGTAGATACCATAGAAGATGCAAATTCTATTATGATGCGTAAAACTATTGAAATACCAAGTTTAGATAATTATGTTCAAAAGATACAACAAGATAGTACGAATAGTGTAAAAAAAATAATACCACTTAAATTGGAAATAGATTTAAAAAACCCTACATTGAAAACAAAGGGTGTTAAACCAAAAGGATTGAAAAAAAATATTAAGAAAAATGACAGTATAAGTGAAACAAGTATAAGTGAAACAAGTATAAGTGAAACAAGTATAAGTGAAAAAGATTTATCTCAATAAATATTAATAGAATGAAACATCGAATTAAGAGAAATATCAATAGTCAAAAAAACAAAAAATCATATAAAACTACATTAAATAATATAAAGACACGTAAAAGAACACGTAAAGTAATTAAGAAAAAAGGCGGTAAAAAGATTAAAAATAACACACACACAAGAAAGTTTAAAAAGTTACAATGTGCTCCGAGGGTCAATAATAAAAAAGATGGTAATCACGATAATGATGAATTACAAGAATACAGTTGTTATACAAAAGATGATCTTATAAAAATGAAGAATTTATGGAATGCACGTCATAAGGATTCGGTTATTACTGATACAACCCCCAAAGATATTTGGAATAGTTTAAAAGATAAAATGAAAAATGCATGTTATAATGAATCGTGTTGGTTAAAGCAAAAATTTATGGAAAATAATTTAAATGATGAATTGTCAACATATACATTTGCACCAAAATCTCCACCAAAATGGAAAGAAAATCATAATACATGGTTAAATAGCAATGATATAGAAAAGGTAATGCAACAATATGAACATACCTATCCATGTTTTCGGTTTATTGGACCAACACCGATTGATTTTGACATGCATATTCACGAAAATAAATGCGTTTGGGATGATTTATGTAAATTTGATTTATTAAGTTATATTAAGGAAGGTATTAATAAAATCGGTATTATTTTTAATACTGATCCTCACGATAAAAGCGGAGCGCATTGGATTTCGTTATTTATTGATTTAAATAAAAAGTTCATATTCTTTTTTGATAGTAATGGAACAATGATACCCAAACAAGTGAAACACTTTTGTAATCGCGTCATCTCTCAAGGTTTACAAGTAAGAACCAAGAAATTCCCCAATGGAATAAGATTAAAGTATGATTTAAATGCACCGTTCATTCATCAAGAAAGTAATACAGAATGTGGTATGTATTCGCTGTATTTAATAGTAACCTTATTAAAAGATATACATGATTATACGTTCTTTAAAACCAACAAAATAACAGATGAATTAATGGACGCATTACGTGATAAATATTTTAATACGGATATATAATGTATATAACTATAAATTTGTAAATAATATAAAAATAAGAACAATACTTTTTATATTATATTAAACGGATTATGAATAATAATAAATTATACTCACAATTTACCTCAAATTCAAATAAAGGAATTGTGTGGAAATTACTGTGTGATAATCGAACATTTTCTGGAATTCCTGAAGGAAAATCTAATCTTATTAAAGAAATATTTGATAAAAAAATAACTTTACTTGCTGAACAAATAAACGAGTCGTCGGATAAATTAATTGATTTAAATAAAAGAGTTATTGGTGAAATGATGGTTACTGGAAACAATTACAAACAACAACAACAACAACAACAACAACAACCATCACAATCTATACCCGAAATATATAATGCATCCGCTTTATCAGAACAACGTCAACGAAAATTCCAAGATGAATTTAATAAAAAACAAAATGATTTTGATAGTTTAACTCAAGTAAAAATCCCCGATACACCTGATTTTTCTGATATTTTAGATACACCTATTGGAAGCGAGATGGACGGTATGCTAGCAAAACAAATAGCAATGAGAGAAGAACAATTAAATGGTGTGTTAAATAGACAAAATACCGAAGAGGCAAAAAAATGGTTGGAATTATCAAATGATGATTCAACTACAAATACTACAACTCAAATGAATAATGATAATATTGTAAAATTAAAAATTGGAGGGGATGTCAATATTGATTTAAATAGCAACAGCAACAGCAGCAATAGCAGCAACAGCAGCAACTCGCCAAAAAAACAAGTTAGTTTTTCAGATTCTCCTCTTGATGAATCACGGCAAACTGTAGACCCTGCTAATTTTATGGCACTTTTAAAGAAAAAACCAACATCAACCGCGATACCATCCACGACAGTTAAAGAAAGCAATACATTTAATAATAACAACGATATAACAATAATTCTAAGAGAGATTCTAGA